CGCCACTACCCAAGAATCATCGCCACCGACGTACTAGCATGCTAGCACGTCGGTTCGTGTATCGACTGACTGAAAAGGGTCGTTCAACTATAGAGTTGAATTTCCCTACGTTACCATCTATCCACTGCATGGAACGCCTGACTGACAACTCAAAGTTTTGTCTTTGAGTTGCGTCATCAGGACGGCCAACGCTCTCTGCAAAGTAGCGGAGAAGCATTGACCAACCATCAATGGACTTAGTAATAGACGGTGACTTGAGGTCCCAAACGCGCCATTCGAGCTTTTGCAAGCTCTTATTGTAACGTCGGACTTTAGGTTTCTTAGTCTCAGGTACTTCTCGTAAGCTTGGACATGTGAGATGCATGTCTTCGCTCGGGATTGCTCCGTATGTATGGAGCAACCGTTCTACGATCAGATCGTAGGTACGATAATACTTCTTATCGAAGAAGGAATTCGCATAAGCGATCCAACTCGAATAAGAATCAGGGCTGGGTACAGATGACCAGACTGTTCGCAAGCGAACAGGAGTGACATTGACGCCGTTGAAGGCGTCAGTTCCACATGACTCTCTAAAGAGTCCACTGGTGCAGCTCTTGTCTCGGTTTATTCTTAAACCAAAAGACTCGAGTATGCTCATTGCGTCTGCGGCTTGCGCCGTGAGGACAATGACATCATCACCATACACAATCACGTCGTTTCCGACGTGAGCGTCAGGCAATCCTGCGGATAGTAGAGCCCAAACTGTAAGAGCGAGCACAGGGAAGCATAAACAGCTTCCCATGGGCGCGTACTTCAATAAGGGTACAATACTACCGTCAGGTAGCTCAGTCGATGAACTCCTACAAGCCTCTAAGCACGTATATACGTGTTCAGGGAACAGTAGGCGAACTAGATCAGCGCTTACTCGATCACTCGCCTCATTGAGGTCGAGTGTCGCATACATTCCATATCTACCACTCACAAGAGCGTAGAACTGGTTTATGGACTGATCAGTGAAGTTAACACGCTCTCGGGTGAGAGGATGTCGCTCCACTAACTCAACAATAGCCCTTCCTAAACCTTGCTGAATCCATTGATAATCAACGGGTTCGCAAGATATAAGACGAGGACCGCGAGAATCTTTTGGCACGAGTACTACCCGTGCTGGAAGACTCTCCTGTTTCATGCCAATAATGGCTGGAACTGAATCACAAACGTGCCCCAATGATGAGTAGAAATACTCATCCAAAGGATATACGTCGGTGATCCTCGAAGAGACATTCGTCCATAAATACTTATCCCAGAGCTTTTGCTTGGTAGCAACAGCTCCCGGACCGTGTCTTGGATATATGTCTTTTGGGTCGAAGGTTGCGAAGAGTCTCGATAAGAGACCCCTTGCACCGCGTACTACCGAAGTAAACGGATTAGCTTTATAGCTAAACCGATCAGTTCGATAGCTACGTTCAATAGCAGCTTCAAGGTTTTTGAAGAAGATTGAACGAGTCGATAAGTCAACCTCAGTTTCTTTAAACTTGTGGATGACTTGTTGTTCTTGTTCATCGGAATAGGGGAGTTCGTACTTGTAAAAAAGGTACAAAACTTGCCTTATAACTTTGACGCTAATGTCACACGGATGCTGAAGTAAAGCCCCGTCTGGTCGGAGTACTCGACTGAAGAACTCACCGAGAAACCTCGGAAGTTCACTGTTCGGAAGGGATGCGAATCCCAACTTAGCAGCGTTCAGTGAAGTATTTCCTGCTAAGGCCTTATCAAAGGCCTTGCCCAGGCGTGGCAGAGTTTTCGTTAGAAAACTCTTTCCTTCAGTACGTATGCGTTTACTCACCTGTTTAAGGGTGAGTCGACAACTACGAGTGTTGAACACTAATCCATGCGCGTTTGAGACGTCATGAAGTAGTGCAGCGATGATTTCACTTTCATCTAGGCTCTTATTGGGCCCCATAAGGGAATCCCTCCTAGAGCATGCATACACTTCATGATCCAATCGAACGAACTCTAAACCTCAGTTAACATACTATGGATAAGCAAATTAACCGGTCGTTTCTCTCAACGGTGCAGAATGGCGCGAAGCGCCCTCTTACGAGGGTCTTCTACGCCTTTCTGCCTTACGATGAGACGACTGGCGACGTCAATCCTAG